TATTACAGTTTCGCCTACTGCTGCAGGTCTTGTAACGCCTACGGCTACTTCGCCTAAATATACTTTGACAGGCACATACTTAGAAAGCCACACGCCAATCAACGCAAGTCTTGGCGAACTGTCAACAATTACTCTTACGTTTACAGGTGGCACGTTAACTAAAGCCGTCGCGTGATGACGCGGCTTTGGCCGCTGAGAATTAACAAAAAACAAGCCGCGTTTAATAAACGCCGTACCGAGAAAGGCAAGTAATGCAACTAACACTAAAAGCCGTATTTAACGACGGCACAGAATACGAAGTACAAACAAACCTAATGACGCTGGTCGCGTGGGAAAGAAAATATAAGCGCAAAGCGTCAGATATGGCGGCAGGCATAGGCGTAGAAGATTTAGCGTATATGTGCTACGAAGCCAGCCGGTTGAACAAAATAACAGTGCCAGCAAATCTAGATTTATTTATCGGCAGTTTAAAAAACATTGAAGTAGTCGAGCAGCACGACCCAAAAGCAGACCCGGAAGCTTAAGGTATGTAATGGCCGAAATACTGGTAGCTACTGGTTATTGGCCTAATGACGTACCCTACGAACTTGGCGATGTATATGCGGTAATAGAAATTTTAAACAAAAGAAATAAAACGTATGTCTAACCCAAAACTTGTTTTACAAATTGAAGGCATAAAAGAAACGCTTGCCGAACTAAACAAATATGACAAGGTTTACAGACGACAAGTAACCAAAGACATTAAAGGCGCAGGTGCGCCGATTATTAACACTGCTAGGCAACTTATAGGCGACGTACCGCCGCTATCGGGTATGGCACGCGGCAAACTTATTAAAGGCCGCGAAGTGTATTGGTCTAACAAAACCGCTAAAGCTGGGTTAAAAATTAAAGTAGGCAGGCGCGCTAGTCGAGGCGGCACGGTGCAATTTAAAGATAACTTTGACGCCGAAATTAACCCGCGCGAAAGCCACAGCGTTACGTTTAAAGCCAGGCCTTATCAACTTATGGTGGCACAGCAAACAGACGCTGCAGGCGCTATTTATGACCACGCAGGCATTAAAACTAAAGGGCAGTTTGTAACTAACTTAAACGTAGAAGTAGGCAACCAGCCACGCGCTATAGACCCAGCTGTACAACAGCATAGAGAAACGGTGCAATTTGCCGTTAAAAGAATTGTAGACGAAGTAGCTAAAACGTTAAACAAAAAATTAAAGGTTCGCTATGGCAATTAACATACCGATTACCTCAACGTTTGACGACAGCGGTTTAAACAAAGCACAAAAAGCTTTAGCCGGTATCGGCGGCCCAGCTAACAAATTAGGCGACATATTAAAAGCTTCTGTAGTACCTGGCCTTATTGCTGCAGCCGGTTCGGTGCTTGTATTTACAAAAGGTTTAATGCCAGCTATTCAAGCCGCTAGCGATTTACAAGAAAACACAAGCAAAATAAAAGTAATTTTTGGCGACGCTGGCAAAGCCGTTACAGATTTCGCTAAAACGGCGGCTAGAGAAATTGGGCAAAGTCAAAACCAAGTTTTAGCGGCTGCCGGTACTTTCGGTACTTTTGGTAAAGCAGCTGGTTTAGCGGGCGACCAGTTAGCTACGTTTACAACTGACTTTATTACTTTGTCTGCAGATTTAGCGTCGTTTAATAACACAACCCCAGACGAAGCTATTAACGCTATTGGTTCAGCGCTTCGAGGTGAAGCCGAACCGTTACGCAAATTTGGCGTATTGCTTAATGACGCAACACTAAAAAGCGCTGCGTTAGAGCTAGGCATATATTCTGGCAGCGGTGCGCTAACAGCACAGCAAAAGATTTTAGCTGCACAAAAGGTTATTTACGAACAGACAGGCGACGCGCAAGGCGACTTTGAGCGAACTTCAGACGGCCTAGCTAACCAGCAAAGAATTTTAAGCGCACAATTTGAAAACGTTAAAACCAAAATAGGCGAAGCATTACTACCAGCTTTCCAAACTCTAATAACATTTTTAAATAACGAAGTTTTACCAGCTGTAGACCGTGTAGTAACCGCTTTTGGTGAACAAGGTTTAGGTGCAGGGCTGCGTCAAGCAGTAGCCGAAACGGGTTCAGCCGGTAAGGGTTTAGTTTCGGCGTTTAAATTTATTGCTGTTAACGCTGCAAAAATGGCAAACGTTGTTTATAAATCAGTTCAAGTACTTATAGCGCAATTTCAATTGGTTACAGGTCAACCGTTAGACGCCATAAAAACTATGGGTAAAGTGTTTGACACTTTCATAGACATAGGCGCACTAGAACAAAGCTTTGATACTTTTGCTTACAAAGTAAGCGTATTGCAAGGCGCAGTACTTAGTCAAAACCAAACAATTTTAGAAGCCGAAGAACGTCTAGACAAATTTGGGCAAAAAGCTAAAAAAGTTGCCGAAACATTAACAGACGGCGACGACCCTAAAGCTTTAACAGGCGCTGCAAAGAAAGTAAGCGAAGCCGTAAAAGAAGCAGCAAAAGCTTTAGATAAAGAAATGGGCGACGCGTTAGACGGCGCTAAAGACCGGCTTAAAAAAGCGCAAGACGAATTTAACAATTTTAGTAAGTCTGTTTCTGACGTTATTAGTAACGCCCTTAATTTTGGGCAGGCGTTTGAAGAAGGCGGCGAAGACGCAGGTTTAACGTTTTTTAGTGCGCTACAAAAACAAGCTGATAAAGCTAAAGAATTTGCTGGCCTAGTCGAGCAGTTGTTAGCAGCTGGTTTAGGTAGTGAAGCTTTGCAACAAGTTATTGACGCTGGCATAGATAGCGGTAGCGAGATAGCTAAAGAACTTTTAGCGTCTAGCGAAAACGTGTTACGGGCTAACAAACTTGTAGAAGAAGTTAACGCTATTGCTAAACGTATTGGCGAAGTATCAGCAAACAATTTTTATGCGGCAGGCGTTTCTAACGCCCAGGCTTATTTGCGCGGCGTCGAGGAAGCTATCGCTAAAGCGCAAACGCGTTTAGGTGCTAAAGGTTTAAATTTGGCTGACGTTAAAGGTATTGGTGCTGGGTTTAACGACGCTATAAATATGCCGTCTATCGTTGCGCCTACTATGCCAGCGCTTATTCCACGTCGAGAATTAGACGAACGGCGCGGTATAGGTAGTACGACTATTAACGTTACGGGCGGTTTGGCTACGACTGCAGAAGTAGCGGTAGCGGTCAATAATGCTTTACTGGCCTATAACCGTTTGGCTGGGCCTTCACAATTCCAGGTTGCGTCGTAATGGCTGGGGTAGCTGTTGTAGGTTCAGGTAATTACGAACTGTTTATAGATACAGGTTTTATTCAAGACGCATTTATTTTAGACGCAAACCCGCAAGGCGTTTTAAATAATACGCAATATGTTTTAGACGGTTCTACAAATTTTGCAGGCGTTTTAGACGGCTGCGTAAACGTAAACGTAAGGCGCGGCAGACGCGACCAAGGCGACCAGTTCGGTACTGGCACTATGACTTTTACGCTTAGCGATACAAGCGGTATTTTCAACCCGTTTGATGAACTAAGTCCGTTTTTTGACCCTGCTACGGCGCAGCCTGGTTTAGCGCCTATGCGTAAAGTCGAGTTAGTCCGGTACGACGATTTAAATAACCCCGAATATCTTTTTAAAGGGTACATAGTTAACTATGACTACAATTTTGCTTTAGGTGGCATAGATACGGTAACTGTTTTTTGTGCAGACGATTTTTATTTATTAAGCCAAACCGTATTAGATGAATTTAACGTAAGCGAAGAATTAACTAACGAACGTTTAGAAGCAGTTTTAGATTTACCAGAAGTTAACTTTCCAGCGGGCCAGCGCGCGATTACTACAGGTACGCAAACGTTAGGCGGCGCTTCAGCGTTCACCGTCAGCCAAGGCACAAACGTTTTAAGTTATTGCACCCAAATAAACGACGCCGAGCAAGGCCGCCTATTTATGTCGCGCGACGGTCTACTAACGTTTCAACCGCGTATAGGTAACACGCTTAGCGCAGCGGTAGCAGACTTTCACGACGACGGCACAAACCTACCTTTTAACGCGCTGGGCATATCTTTTGAAGCTGACCAAGTAGTTAACCGTGCAGTAGTACAAATTTTAGGTAGCAATAACCCGCAAGTAGCAGACGACGCAGCTAGCCAAGCCAAATATTTTATACAAACCCAAAGCATTACAAACAGCCTTTTACATAACAACACTGCAGCCGCAACGCTGGCTAGCTACCTGCTTGAAGGCGAACCAGAACCGCGCTACACGTCTGTAGGTACGGCGTTTAATATGTTGACTACAGCCCAGCGCGACACGGTAGCAATAATAGATATAGGCGACACAATAACGGTAGAAAAAACGTTTACTAGCGGCGCTGGCACTACAGAACTAGCGCAAGAGCTAAGCATAGAAGGCGTAGAACACACGTTAAATATCGGCGACGGCCATAAAATATTGCTGTTTACAAGCCCTACAACTATTGTTTATGAACTAATTTTAGATGACGCTATTTACGGCATACTAGACGCCGAGAACGTTTTAGGATAATCTGAAAGGTACTTATGCCATTAACTACTTATACCGCCGGCGAAGTTTTGACCGCTGCGTCGCTTAACGCTAATTTAAGTTTTGCTTCGACAAATGGCGGTCTTGTTTTAATTAGTCGTACTACGCCAACAGCCGCAGCAACTTTAACATTTGACAATGTTTTTTCGTCAACTTACAAAACATATATGATTTCGCTTGAACAAGTAACGACAAGTTCGTCAGGTTCTTTTATGTCGTTTAATTTGCGTTACGGTTCAACGACTAACACGGCGGCTAGTTGGTTTGGCGGTATTTTTGGTGCTTCGTTTGCCGGCGTAACTTTTGCAGGCAATGTAACAAGTTCTGGAACATCTTTTAGAATAAACACGGCGCTTGACCCTGCTGGTAACGGTTCAACATTTAATTTGATTGTTTCGGGCGTTGGTTCAGCGTCATTAAAACCTGGGGTTATTACCCAAAACGCAGAATATAACAGCGGCGTAGTTCGTAACGGTTCAGCAATTTTGCAAAACGACACACAAACCTACACGGGTTTTATTTTGACAAACAGCACAGGCAATTTAACGGCAACAGTAGCAATTTACGGATTGGCATAATTATGGCAACAGTTTCTCATTACGACCACGCAACGGGGCAAAGCGTTACTCGACAAATGACAGCCGAGGAACAAGCAATTTATGACGCGCAACTAGCCGAAGCACAAGCGGAAGCCGAAGCCGAAGCCGTTAAAAGCGAAGCACGGCAAGCCGTACTCGACAAACTTGGGCTAACAGCAGATGAAGCCGCCGCACTACTTGGCTAGTTTGGCATTACTTGTAATGTTGACCGCTTGCGAAACTACACGGGACAACACAATAACGGTCAAATCAAAAGTAAAAAATTCAGCTTTAAATACTTGTTATGTGCCTGACCGTTGCGGAATAACGCCGTGAAACGCTACCGATACAGCCCAGACGAACTACACGCGCGCCTAATCGTTACGGTAGGCGTACTGTTAGGTTTAGTTTTTAGCGTCATTGTCGTAGGTATGGTTTACGGCCTACTGTTTGTAAGCCAGCCAATAGAACAAAGCCCAAACGACGCGGCTTTCATAGATTTAATGTCAACTATTGTAGTTTTTTTAACAGGCACATTATCGGGCCTAGTTGCGTCTAACGGTATTAAAAGCAAACGTAACGAATATTTAAACGAAGATGACTAGACCGTACACAGCGGCTAAAGCGCCGGTAGCTAGTCGAGCTTTGGCAGGTAATGACGAATTTATACGGCAAGTAGTTAAACGGTCTATGGGTTCGCTTTGGAATAATGGCAGTTTTGTTATTCGAGATATTCGAACTAAACCAGGGCAAATAAGTAATCACGCGCGCGGGCTGGCTACAGATTTTAGTTACCGTAAAATGACTGACAAAGGTTTAGTAGACGGGCGCAAAATAGCTTTGCCGTTTATTTACAAGCTGCTAGAAAATGCAGACGTTTTACAAATTGAATTAGTTATAGATTATTTTTCTAACCGTAGTTGGAAATGTGATAGGGGCACTTGGATTAAAGGCAAGTGGTCCGGCGGCGACTGGTTTCATATTGAAATATCCCCAGCTATGGCCAGCGACGCAAACCTAGTAAAACAAGCGTTTCAGCAGGTTTTTAAGGATATGCCACAAACTGTTTAGCGTTTAGGTTAGGGTTTGTTTAACCCCTTACCGAGAAAGTTAGGCCTATATGACCCTTTTGAGCAAAGCTGTTATTTCAGCGTTAGTAGCGATTACTTCATTGTTTATATTAAAGCCGCCGCCTGGACCTACAGCCAGCGATTTACAGACGCCGTTTACAAGCGTTTACAAAGCATACGAAGCGCCTATAGATATACCAGCGCCTACGACGTCTACGACGCTTGTAGCGCCTGCTATTGACTTATGCGGGCAGGTATTTGATATGGCTAAATACATAGGCTGGCCTGACCACGAACTAGGCAAACTTGTAGCAGTAGCGCAACGCGAAAGCCGTTGCATAGTCGAAGCGTTTAACCCGCGCGACCCGAACGGCGGTTCAGCTGGGGTAATGCAAATTAACTATTTTTGGTGCAAACCGTCGCAATATTGGCCTACTGGTTATTTACAAGCGCACGGCCTACTTACAGACTGCAGCGAACTATTTAATTTAGAAACTAATTTGCGTAGCGCGTTAGCTATTTACCGTTATAGCGACGGGTGGCGCGCGTGG